GGACATCAAGTCAGAAAAGATCCTAAATATGATTTCATAGAATCAGAGTTAGCAGCTAAGGGTGGACACAGCCCTATATTTATACCAGATGAAACTTAAACACTTAGACTTATTTTCAGGTATAGGTGGATTTAGTTTAGGTTTAGAATCTACAGGTGGATTTGAAACTGTAGCATTTTGTGATTACGACTCATATTGTCAAAAGGTTTTAAGAAAGCATTGGCCGTGGGTTACAATTTACGACGATGTAAAGGAGTTAAATAGTGAAAGACTTGAAGCAAATGGACATACTAAAATCGACATCATCACAGGAGGATACCCCTGTCAACCATTCAGCATCGCTGGACGTCAAAAAGGTGAGCAGGATCCGAGACACGTTTGGCCAGAGTATTTTAGACTTATCCAAGAACTCAGACCGACTTGGGTTATTGGAGAAAACGTTGCTGGACACATTAAACTCGGTCTCGACACCGTACTTGAGAACCTGGAGAGTGAAGGTTACTCCGCAAGAGCGTTTAGTATTTCAGCTTCGAGCGTCGGTGCAGTCCACCAAAGAGAAAGAGTCTGGATTGTGGGCTACTCCGAACACAATGGATCATCTACCACAGAGAAGTCCCGAGTCAGTGAAAAAACAGATGACAACAGCAAGGAAGGGCAGAACAAGACCATCCAATTTGAGAGAACAAGTGGATCCCACAATAGTGAAGATGTGGAGAACACCCGATGCTCACAGTGGCCGTGGTCCTTCTTCGGAAACCAGGATGAAGATGAAACTAGAGAAGGGGATGCCTATCAGTTTGAACGATCAGGTAGCACATCCAAGGTTGATGTGGCCGACTCCGAGAGCAGCGGCAGGAATGAATTCAAAGCTGACTCAGAACATAGCGAATCTGCATCACAAGAAATACCTGGAGACAGAGGTAGCGTATCGAGAGGGAGCGCCTGGTGGTCAGTTGAACCCGACGTGGGTCGAGTGGCTCATGGGGTACCCAAAAGGGTGGACAGACTTAAATCATTAGGAAATAGTTTGATTCCACATATTCCTTATTACATAGGAAAATCAATATTGGAGGTAGAAAGAAATGGATAACTCAATTTTAAATATCAAACGTCAACAGAGAGCATTAAGAGCTATGAGACAAGCTGAGTCAAGTGTTTGGAAACATTTTTGGTTTAGTATTTTTGGTAAAGTATGGCACAATAGCATCACTCAAAACGAGGATGGTGTGCCTTATGACAACAAAACCAGAGACTAGATTTTGGAAAAAACTGAAAGAAGTGACTCCGAGAATACATTGGACTAGAATAGAATCCACAAGTTCTCCAGGAGTGCCTGATTTGCACGGTGTTTTTAAGAATGAAATGGGAGATTCTGTCATGTTTTGGGCAGAGTTGAAATGTACTCGTGTGAAAAAGATAAGTATAACGCCTAAGCAAATTGCGTGGAATTACAGTTATAATTTGGCAGGTGGCAATAACTTTATCATGGCACAGGCCCTCGGGGGGAGGGGGGTGTATATATATTCAGGATCCCAGGCTCGTGAACTCTCCATTACGGGATTGGATACTCCGCCCGTGGCCATTGTACCCTATCCATGGAACCAGGAGCTGTTGCTACGCTGCTTCGATCCCGTTCTCCATTACGGGGATCTATCGCCCATTGGCACTGATATATAGTATTAGGATACCGGGTACAGACTCCTGTTGACAGCAGCTCCTGATTATCCTATAATGGTGGGATGTTAATGTTTCTCGGATCGTTGGTCTTTGTATTGGGGGCATTCCTCATACGATTCAAGGGTTTCCGCAAGCCTTTCTTTTGGCTCGCTACTCTGACCATTCTCCATCACGTCGATTACTAGCGTTTCGACTATAATAGCTATATCAATAGCTGCTGGTTCCGTCAGGAGATGGTAGATGTGTTTTCCATTGCCTGTGAATAGTCGCCTTTGTGCCATATTACTTATAATAATTCCGGCAGGGACGGCAGCGGCAAGCTCTGTGTAAGCAATCTTTTGCCTCTAAACGTTTTCCATTGCCCGTGAATCTCGCCCTTTAGTGCTACTATATATATAAAAAGCGTCAGGAGCTCCTGGTAAACAGTTGTTGACAGCTGCTAGAGTATCCTATATAAATGGGATATATTAAAGGAGAAAGAAAATGAATAAAACATGCAAGCAAAGAGTAGATGAAGAATGGAAAGACCGCCAAAAGGATCTGCAGGATCCTGAGTTTGATCACCTGGGCTTTGACTATGTGTCACCGCATACGTGGGATGATCAGCCCGAAGGCTACTGGCGTTGGCAGTTCTCTTGGGGCGGACCAGGGGACGAGCTGCGAGGATATGTGAACGAGAACAAAGAGCTGCATCGCCTAGAATATTGGTTCTTGGACTGGTTCGATGGGGCCTCGGTGCAGGTGTCACCGGGCAGCGATCCCTGGAATAAGATGCAGGAAATGTTGGCCTTGTGAAATATATAATAGTCTTGGCTCTGCTGATAGTGGCGGAGCCGTTTTTTGTTATCTTCTTTTAGTTTCCATTGTGGGCGAATAGTACCCTTTCAAGTAATATATAGTATATTTACCGGGCAGCACGCCGCTGCAGGTGTGTTTTCCATTAAAGATGAATCGTACCCTTTCAAGCAATATATAGTATATAGCGGATACCACCTGGAAGTCCGTGACTAGAAATGTGTCTAGTTTTGTTCACGAACATTTTCCATTGAAGCAAATATCTAGCCTTTGGACACTATTACTATATATAAAACAGCACGGCAGGGCGTTGGTAGTTGCGTGGTAAATTTAAACTTATGTAATGGTCTTAAATCTTTTTTAAAAGAGGTGTTGTAGTTTCTGCTTTTTTCCTATAAAGTTAGGATAGAAATGGAGAAATATACTATGTCAAATGACTTAACTCTTAGCGACATTCAAACAGTTATCAAAGCTGAATTGGAAAAAGCTAAAAGAGATATTCTGGTAAAACAGAATTCTCATGTTAATAGTGTTGGTAGTGAAGTTATTAACTATCAAGCTGTTTGTCAGTATCTCGATTATGAGATATTTGAATTTGTAATGACCTCAAACACTCCCGAGGTTAAAAGATTTGGGCAAAAGATCATGAAAGGTCTTGCTGAAAGATTTAACATTAATGAGAGGTTAAATACTTAGCCCTAAAAGTTGACACATCTCCGTGTCTATCAGCCCTCGTCCTAAAAAAACGAGGGCTTTTTTTATGCCTGAAAACTGGGGTGCTTCCATCTGGGTTTGACTGGTATCGACTCAAAAGCTTTCCTATATTGCCAAACCATACTAGATATGGTATCTAGATCATGGGCGACCCCCTAAATGCGGACACGGACTTGCACAGGAAGGGCTAATATAAGTTAGAGACAGTCAGTCAGGGGGGTAAAAAATATGGAATCTATAGAAACTTTAACCACAGAAGAAGCCAAGATACTTGCAAAAAAATTAAAAATAAAAAAATTAGAATATAACGTTCAAGAACAATCACAAAAAAAATTTTTAGCATTCGTAAGAAATGTTTGGCCTGAGTTTAAAGAAGGAACTCATCATAAAGTAATTGCAAAAAAGTTCGAAGAAATAGCCTCTGGAAAATTAAAAAGATTAATCGTCAACATGCCACCAAGACACACTAAGTCTGAGTTTGCATCCTTTCTCTTTCCTGCGTGGTTCGTGGGCCAAAACCCTAAAGCAAAGATCATGCAAACCACTCACACAGGAGAACTTGCTATTCGCTTTGGTCGTAAAGTTAGAAACTTAATGGATACACAAGAGTATAAAAAAATTTTCAAAACTCAGTTACAACCTGATAGTATGGCGGCAGGTCGTTGGGAAACTTTACAAGGTGGAGAGTACTTCGCTGCAGGTACAGGTGGTGCAGTAACAGGTCGTGGTGCTGACTTGTTAATTATCGACGATCCACATTCAGAACAAGACGCACTAAGCGACACCGCCCTTGACTCAGCATACGAGTGGTACACATCAGGTCCTCGTCAACGTTTACAACCTGGGGGTGCAATCGTCATTGTTATGACCCGTTGGTCGGTAAAAGATCTCACAGGTAAGTTAATGAAGAAGCAAGGAGAACTCAAAGCAGATCAATGGGATGTTGTAGAGTTCCCTGCTATCTTACCAAGCAACAAACCTGTATGGCCAGGATTCTGGAAACTAGATGAATTAGAGTCCGTCAAAGCCTCGCTGTCCGCGGCTAAGTGGAATGCACAGTGGCAACAGGCTCCCGTATCACAAGAAGGTAGTATTATCAAACGAGAGTGGTGGAACTATTGGGAAGAAGATGACATGCCAGAGCTGCATCACATTATTCAAAGTTACGATACAGCGTTTAGTAAAAAAGAAACAGCAGACTACTCTGCCATTACAACATGGGGAGTCTTCTATCCTAAACCCAACAATGTCCCTCATCTGATACTCATAGATGCCAAACGAGGTAGATGGGACTTTCCTGAACTAAAAAAAATTGCATTCAAAGAATATAAATATTGGGAACCTGAAACAATAATCATAGAAGCAAAAGCATCTGGTCTACCGCTAACTCATGAACTAAGACAACTTGGTATTCCTGTTGTCAACTTCACACCAAGTAAGGGACAAGATAAGCATGTCAGGGTTAATTCTGTTGCACCGTTGTTCGAAAGTGGTATGATATGGACACCTGAAACAAGGTGGTCGGACGACGTTATTGAGGAATGCGCTGCATTTCCCTATGGCGATCATGATGACTTGGTGGACAGCATGACACAAGCGGTAATGCGATTTAGACAAGGTAACTTTATACGAATGAGTACTGACTATGTGGATGAGGCTACACCAAGACTACAGAGGGAATATTATTAATGGCCGTTAATAACAATAGTAGATTAGCAAATTTTGCGCCTGTAAGAGCAGGACGTAAGTATCAAGATATTATAAAGTTTAGATCTCAAGCAGAACAAAATAAATTAGACAAATCTAAAGAATTTATGACAGATCTTGTCAAAGCTCCTGTTGATTTAGCAGGAGACATAATATCTCGTACTCTCGCTCCTATTGGTGAAATGACCTACAACGAAGAGGCTAGAATAAGAGGCAATAAGAAATTTAGAAATAATAAAAAAGTTAGAAAATATTTTAATTTACTTCCAAGTCAAACTCCCACTCCTTCACAAATAGCTGAAGCAGAAGAAAGAATAGGAGTTACTTTTGAACGTCAAACTCCACAAGAAGGTATCTCTGCAACATTTGGATTTATATTTTCACCTGCAGCTAAAGCTGCAGAAAAAGTTAGAGAAGGAACACGGACAACGGATCTAGCCGGAGGAGATATAGCTGACTTATTTTTACTACCCCTAGAATTTTTAGGAACAGGATTGTTTGCAAAAGGAGCAAAGGTAGCTCCCGATGTAGCAGATGCATTCAAAGCAATACAAAAGGATATTGGACCAAAGGGTAAGATAGCTGATATTGCTAAAAGTCCAGAGTTGATGTCAAAGCATGCTGATAATATTAAGGTCATTGAAGAGCATGCAATGGGAGGCATGGACATGAGTAAAATGGTAGACGAGGGTAAACTAGCTATGGCACCTGATACTGGAAGTGGATCTAGGCAGGCGTCACCAGGACGAGGATCAGAAAAATCTAGTGAAACAGTAAAATTAATTAATTATATAAAAAATAATAAAGACAAAGTTAAGAAAGGTGATTTACTAAAATTATCGAAAGAGTATGGAGCTGGTTATTCAACAATAAGACGAGAGTTTCCTGAACTTTCTATGGGTCGGACAGGTGCAACAGAACAAGCACAAATGGAATCTTTAAAAGCTAGAAATCAAAGTACCATAAATAAAATTAATCAAATGATTTTAGATAAAGCTGAGTTACAAGCCAAGTATCCAAAAGCAGATTTTGATTCCTATAGTGCCTTAAATACAGCTTTAAAAAATGAAGGTAAACAAGGCATGAATGAAAGTGTGCCAAGAATTGCGTTTGAAAAAGGATTGATAGATGAAGAAACTTTTAAAAAAATTTATCCAAATAGTCAAACACAAAAAATTCAACAAACAGATGACGTAATACAATCAATTATTAATGATCCAAACAAAAGCACCTACGCAAAAGCTGATAAAATACTTTCAAGATTTGGTGTTACTGATAACGCTACCAAAAAATATTTACTAAATACTCTTCGAACTGATCTTCAATCAGAAGTAGATAAACTACGCAATCAAGGTCTAATGACAAAAGATGAATTTGATATCTCAGGTCTTGCAGAAATTTATGGAGATCGTGCCACTTATAATAAATCTTTGTTTGGCACAGAAGATGATTTTACAGATTTCTCTACAAATATCATGAGTAAAAAACTAGCCAAAGATATCAAAAAAGGTAATCCTGAAAATATACCAATGTTTAAAGCAACTGCTGTAGCAGCACAAGAAGCTAGTGAAGTAATGAATAATTACTTTAAAGATTTGTTTTTAAGTTCAAATTCTTCAAAAAAAATAGAAACTTTTAGAAAAAAATTTATTGAGAGTTATGACGCAGGAAGAAAAGGAACAACAGATTTAAGCACAGAGGTAGGTAAAAAAAATTTTATTGCGTCTTTAAAAAGAACTTTTGGACCACAAATATCTCACACAATGCCCGCTACAAAAAGTCAAGGACAATCTATTGCTAATCTAGCTGAGAATGTAAAAATTAATTCTGCTGCTCATAACTTACAGTTACAAGTTGCAGTTGAAAAAAGAATGGGCAATCATGTAAATAGAATTTCATCTGCATTAAAAAAAGGCGATATGAAGGAAGCAAACAGACTTGCTGATATAATTGTTCAATATGATCTAATGTACAAAAAAAGAAATGTTGCAGGTTCTCACGTGATAAATAATAATGATGTTATTGAGTTACTTAAAAACAAAGGACTTAATGCTGATAGACAATTAATTTATTTAGGTGACGAAAGAGATATTATTAATCCTGTTGATGAAGCTCAAAAAACACTAGACTATGTAAAAAATTATTTTGACATGATGATTGAGAATCCTGACAAAATAAAATTTTTTGAATTTCAATTGGGAAGACCTTCTAACAAAAGAAGTAAATTAGGATTGGAGACAGAGATTAGAAAAGGCATGCCTAATTCAAATTTTGTTGACGATCCTTTTACATTTAATCAAGGAGGCGAGATCCGCGGCTATGCAGAAGGAGATCAAGTTATGGCAGAAGAAAATCAAGAACCTAGAACAACGGACCAGGCATCAATGCTCTCGAAGATAGGTAATTTATTTATACCTTCCGCAGAAGCGGCACCTTTTAAACAAGTATTTAAACCTATCATGAATTGGATGATGGTAGGAGATGCACCGAAAACAATTACAAATATTCAAAAGTCTCAACAAAAAGCATTACCTGCACCCAAGCTTCCTTTTAAAAGAGAAACAGAAACACGTTATAATATTATTAGTCCTGAAGGACAAAAAGTTTTTCAATCTCCTGGATTAGATGATGCTAATCAAAAAGCATTAGAACTAGGAAATCAAGAAGGGCTGACATTTAGAGTAGAAGAAGTACAAGTGCCTGTCAAAGTCAAAAAGAAAAAAACAGGAACACAACTAGCTGTTACTTTAACTCCCGATGCAGCTATTGGAACAGGAAGTAATAGAGTTTACTATTCAAGATTAGTGCAAAACATCAACTCTCCTACAGGTAATTTAATTATCAAAGGTCAACCTGTTGCAAGAGATAGTATCGCTCTATCTGCAAAAGAATGGCAAGACTATTTTAGATCTATCGGTGTTAGAGAGAGTGAGCTACAAGATGCTTACATAAGACAATATTTAAATAAAAAAGGTGGATTTAATAAAGAGACTAGACAGTTTACAAACAACACACCTATAACCTATGATGAGATTGCTGACCTTGTAGCATCATCTCCTTCTAATTCTATACAATCAGCTAAGTATGGTGATTATGCAGGAAACCTTAAATACGGAGACTCTGGAAGAAATGATAACTATGTAGCAGGAACAAGAGAGGAAAGAGTTTTATGGATAGACTCTGCCGATATTAGAGGAGACATTGGAGGTCTTCCTAGTGACGTAGCAAGATATGAAGGTCACTCTTCTATGAGACAAGTAACAGATGATATTGATTTTGCCACCAAAAATAAATTAGGTCCAAACTCTGAACCATACGTTATTGGATGGTCATTAAACAGCACTAGAAAAGGTAAGTCAGCAGCAGGAGCAAATGTTTTTGTTAGTGTGGCTGATGAAATACAATCAGACTTCTTACAAAAAGCTGCAAGTGTCAAAGCAAAATTAAAAAAAGATGTTAGAGCTTATGCTGAACGAGGAGATTTAGAGGAAGTTAAAAACATACAGACGAGATTAGATAATGTATTTAGACCTTTACCTGCTACTGCTTTTGAGATTAACGAGCAACTAACAAATTTAAATAAAGCAAAAGAAGTATTTGATAATGTAGCAAAAGTAGAAATAGACAGAGTAACTCCTGGTATGTTCCAAGCACTTAAAGCTGCGGGTAAACTAAGAGATGAGTCTTTAAGAGAAATCAACAGAGTAATTGACAATGTAGATATGAATAAAATGTTTCCTAATATACCTTTCAAAGATCAAAAAGATTGGGTAGATGCCTTGATTAAAAATGATGTCTATGAAGCAGCTAAGAAAAGATTTTACTTCGATGAAAACGGAGCCATACAGATAAACAGAGATGCTCCTTCTCACTATGCTGTAGCACCTGCTAAGGCGGTAAGAGCTGCAGATCCTAGAGTAGGAATAAAGCTAGATCCTACTGATCCTAATAGAAGTGGTAAAGCTGTGGCCTATGATATGCAATATGGTGGACCCAAAGCCGTAGATCATACAGGAGCACACTTTACAAGTAATTCTGAAGAATCTTTGAGAAGAATAGCTAGATCAAAAAATTCTGACGTATCCATAGGAACAATAGACTTCGGTAACTCAGGTTCTCAAGTAGAAACTTACTTATTAGAATTAACACCTGACATGTTGACACCTTATGCAACATACTTTAAAGATGGAGGTATAGTACAAAAGAAAAAGATGTTTAACCCTGTATTATCAATTAATGATATACTGAGACCCATAGGAGCTTAATAATGGCTGAAAAAAGAATCATACAGACAGAAGATGGTCCTCTTGAGATTGAAGAAAAAGGTCAATCTATAGAGCTACCTGATTCAAATAACATGCAAAATGGGGTTGAAATAATCCCAGAAGATGACGGTGGAGTTACGCTTGACTTTGATCCCAATCAACCACAGGCAGAACAAACCGATTTTACATCAAATATAGCAGAATTCTTAGACGACGATCTTTTATCAAAGATATCTTCAGATCTTCAAAGTAACTTTGAAGATGACAAAAACTCTCGTTCAGATTGGGAAAACACTTACAAAGATGGATTAGACCTACTTGGATTTAAATATGAAGAGAGGACTACACCTTTCCCAGGTGCTACAGGTGTAACTCATCCTTTGTTATCAGAGGCAGTCACACAGTTTCAGGCACAAGCCTATAAAGAATTACTTCCTGCAGGAGGACCTGTTAGAACTCAAGTTATGGGAGATCCTACTCCTGAAGTAGAAGCACAAGCAAAGCGAATCAAAAGTTTTATGAACTATCAAGTGACCAATGTCATGCAAGAGTTTGATCCCGAGCTTGATCAAATGTTATTTCACTTACCTTTAGCAGGATCAGCTTTCAAAAAAATTTATTACGATGGAACTCTAGAACGAGCTGTATCTAAATTTATACCTGCAGAAGATTTAGTAGTTCCTTACCTTATCTCAGACTTAGAAACTTGTATGCGTATTACACACATTGTAAAAATGAAACACAATGATTTGAGAAAAAATCAAGTGTCAGGTTTTTATCGTGATATTGATGTATCAGCATCAAGATCTGATGTATCAGAAATAAAAGAAAAACAAGATGAGATATCAGGAGTAGAACAAGTTTCATTTAGTGAAGAAGAGCATAATCTTTTAGAGATGCATGTTGATTTAGACATTCCTGGATTTGAAGACAAAGATGGTCAAAACAATAACACAGGTATTATGTTGCCTTACATTGTTACTGTTGATGAAGATACAGGAGAAGTTTTATCTATATATCGAAATTGGAATCAAGCAGATCCATTAAGAAAAAAGAAACAATATTTTACTCACTACAAGTTTTTACCTGGTCTAGGTTTCTACGGCTTTGGTCTTATACACATGCTAGGTGGTTTATCAAGAACTGCTACTGCAGCTTTACGTCAACTTATAGATGCAGGAACTCTATCAAACTTACCTGCAGGATTTAAAGCAAGAGGACTTAGAGTCAGAGATGATGATGAACCACTACAACCAGGAGAATGGCGTGATGTCGATGCACCTGGCGGAAGTTTACGTGATTCACTTATGCCTTTACCCTACAAAGAACCAAGTGGAACTTTATTTCAATTATTAGGATTTGTTACAGAAGCAGGTAGAAGATTTGCAGGTGTAACAGATATGATGATGGGTGAGGGTGGTAGTCAGCAACAACCTGTTGGAACAACTATGGCTATCTTAGAACGTGGCATGAAAGTTATGTCTGCTATTCACAAAAGATTACACTATGCTCAAAAAGTAGAATTTAATTTATTATCAAAAGTATTTTCAGAATATTTACCTCCTGAATATCCTTACATGGTAGCAGGTGGTAATCAAATGGTTAAGCAAACAGACTTTGATGACAGAGTAGATGTCATTCCTGTTTCAGATCCAAACATATTTTCTATGGCACAGCGTGTAACTCTTGCACAAACACAGTTACAACTTGCTCAGTCAAATCCTCAGATACATAATTTACATGAAGCTTACAGAAGAATGTACGAAGCTCTTGGAGTTCAAAATATTGAAAAAGTATTACCTCCACCACCTCAGCCACAACCAAAAGATCCTGCCATGGAGAACGCAGGTGCTCTTGTAGCACAAAAACCTGTAGCATTTCCTGATCAGGATCATTCTGCACACATTAGAGCACACAGAGCCTTTATGTCTTCAAGTTTAGTAAGACAAAATCCTCCAATTATGTCAATGTTGCAATCACACATAACAGAACATGTTGGATTTATGGCTAGAAACATCATACAAGAAGAAATGGCACCTGAAATGCAACAAATAATGCAACAAACAGGGGGTCAAATACCACCTGAACAACAAGAACAACTACAAGCACAGACAGAAAGTGCTGTTGCAGTCAAAATTGCAGAGATAATTGAACAAATGGTAGCTGAAGAGCAAGAAATGTTTGATCAAACAGGGTCAGATCCACTAATTCAACTAAAACAACAAGAAATAGACCTAAAAAAGAACGATTTAGAGCTAAAAGCAATGCAACAGGGTCAAAAACAAGCTCTAGATGAGAAAAAACTAGAACAAAAGGATGCTGTTGATAGAGAAAGAATGCAATCTCAAGAAGATATAGCTCAGTTAAAGGCAAATGTAGCTCTTGACAAAGCTGAGGGAGATCGCAATATGGATAGAAGTGAAAGAGCACAAGATAGACTACTAAAAAAAGAACAACAAAGAGAAAACATAGCTGTAAAGCAATCTCAAATGAATAAAGGGAGGACTTAAAATGGGAAAATTATGTGCAAAAGGAAAAGCCGCAGCAAAAAGAAAGTTTAAGGTATATCCAAGTGCCTATGCTAACATGTATGCATCTGCAGTGTGTTCAGGCAAGGTAACACCAGGTGGCAAAAAGAAACCAAAGAAAAAAGCAATGGGTGGTTCTATAAATGAGATATCACAATCAAGAAAACAAGTTTCTGCAGACAGAAAAGTTAGAGGCGGTAAAATTATAGCCGCAGCTTGTGGCGGAGTAGCTCGTAGAAAAGCAACCTCACTAAATTAATGGCTAAAAAAGGATTAAGAGCTTGGGTTAAAGAAAATTGGGTAGATATAGCCAATAAAAGATCTGATGGTTCTTATCCTAAATGCGGTAGAAGCGGTAAAGAAAAAAGAAAAAATTATCCTAAATGTGTTCCCATAGCTAAAGCAAGAGCAATGTCAAAAGGACAAAAACAAAGCGCTGTAGCTAGAAAACAAAAAGCAGGAAACACAGGTCCAAAACCATCAAATGTTAAAACACTAAAAGCAAGGTCAGGAGGGCTAGCTATACGAGGATATGGCATGGCTATGAGATAATGCCAAAGACAGCTGCATGGACAAGAAAAGAAGGAAAGAGTAAATCAGGAGGCCTAAACAAAAAAGGCGTAGCTTCTTACAGAGCTGCTAATCCTGGCTCTAAACTTAAAACAGCAGTTACTACTAAACCCTCTAAATTAAAAAAAGGTTCAAAAGCCGCTAGTAGAAGAAAGTCTTTTTGTGCTAGAATGTCTGGTATGAAGAAAAAATTAACAAGTTCAAAAACAGCAAATGATCCTAATTCAAGGATTAATAAATCTTTGAGGAAATGGAATTGCTAATGGACGTACATGATATAAATAATTTAACTGATAAAATTATGAAAAAAGCCTATAAAATAGCATTAGAAAACACAAAGAATCCTGATGATACTGTTTTTATTGCAAATGCATTTTTAAATACAGCAAAAATGTTATATACTGAAGCATTAGGAGAAGACTTGACAAAAGTTTTATTTAGACAAATAATAGAGTTAGGTTTTGCCGACCAAACAAAAACATTACACTAAGGAGAAGTTATGAAAAAGATTAATGAAAAGACACAACCAGGTTTAAAGGCTTTGAAAAAAGTAGCACCTGAAGCAGTCAAGAATATGGGCTACATGAAGAACGGTGGCGATGTAAAAGTTGACGAAGTTATTAGAATGCCTAAAGAGATTCAAATACCTGGCATGATGGGCGGTGGCATGATGAATTATAAACATGGTGGTCACGCTAAAAAAATGATGGGTGGCGGAATGATGAATTATAAATACGGAGGCCAAGCTAAAAAGATGATGGGCGGTGGCATGATGTATAAAGATGGTGGTGATGTTCAAACTGTAACTCAAGGCCACAAAGGTATGAAGAATACCGTCAAGTATAAATAATTTCAAAAAATTAAGGAGGGCAACATGAAACTACTTAAAGATACATGGGAATGGTTAAAAGAATGGAACGATTGGAACATGAAAGACTGGATTAAAGCTGGTATTGTGTGCGCAGTTGTTTTAACTGTTTTGTGGAAAATGGGCGGAGCATAAAATGTTCAATCTACTAGTCGGACCTCTCACTTCAATTATAGGTGATACAGTAAAAGGTTTTGTTGCAACTAAAAAAGCAAAATCAGAATTAAAACTTACTGAGATTCAAGCACAGAAGAGTTTGAAGGAGCAGCAGATCGCTGGGAAGGTAGCGTGGGAGGCTTCGGCTGTAGATCAAATGAAAGGGTCGTGGAAAGACGAATTTGTTTTACTAGCCCTGATGGTTCCTGCAATTTGCAGCTTTTTGCCTTTTATGCAACCACATATAGCTCGTGGGTTTGAGATTTTGGAAACTTTACCTGAGTATTATACCCATTTATTATACCTTGCCTGCAGTGTCAGTCTAGGGGTTAGGGCGGCACCTGGTATCAAAGGTATGATTTCAAAAGTAAAAAAATAATATATGGATCCAATAGAATTATTAGAATTTTTAAACAAAACTATTAGAAATAAGAGATCAGATATAAGCACAGTTATCTTGACAGGCGGTGCAACAGACTATACTAATTATATGAATCTTATCGGACAATTGGCTTCGTTAGATTTTATAGAACAAGAAACACAAGATTTCTTGCAAAAAAGGAGAATAAATGTCGACGAAGGAAAAGAAAATACCTGACAGAGTTTTAAACTTTGATAAAGGTCCAAGTGAACCAATTCAATCAAACAATCCTCAAGATTTAAAAGAAAAATTACCTAAGCCAACAGGTTGGCGTATAGTTATCCTTCCTTATAAAGGAACAGGGAAAACTAAAGGTGGAGTTATATTATCAGATCAAACAGTTGAGATGCAATCAGTGACTACTACATGTGGACTCGTTCTATCTGTAGGACCTGATGCTTATAAAGATTCAAACAGATTCCCGGAAGGTCCGTGGTGTAAAGAGAAAGACTGGGTTATCTTTGGTAGATACGCAGGCTCTCGTCTTCAAATTGATGGCGGAGAGATACGTATTTTAAATGATGACGAAATTTTAGCAACAATCAAGAATCCAGAGGATATCTTGCATTTATATTAATAACATGGAGGAACCATGCCTGAACAAGCAATAAATACAGCAATCGAAGAACCCGTCGTAAACGTTCCTACAGAAGGTGACAACGTTGATGTTGAAGTTAAACAAGACGAAAAACCTCAAGTAGAGATTCAAGAACCTCAAGCAAAAGAAGAGGAACTAGATGATTACAGTGATAAAGTTAAAAGTAGAATAGCTAAACTCACAGGAAAACTTCGTGAAACTGAAAGACGAGAAGAAGCTTCTTTTAAATATGCAAAACGTGTTGCAGAAGAGAACAAAAAACTAAAAGCAGAAAAAAACAGCTTAGACAATAGTTATATTGATGAGTTCAAAGCTAGAACTGAAATTGAAACAGCTAAAGTTAAAGATGACTTGCAAAGAGCAATTGAATCTCAAGATGTTCAAGCTCAAGTTACAGCTCAAGAGCAGCTATCTAACTTAGCTATTGACAATCAAAGGGTTTTAGCTACAAATGAAGCTAGGAAAGTTTCTAAAGAGGAGGAAGTTCCACAGGACGCCCCTGTAGATGCTCCTCCTAAACGTAAAGATCCTAAGGCAGAAGCCTGGGCCGAGAAAAACACTTGGTTTGGTCAAGACGAAGCAATGACTTATGCTAGTTTTGGTGTACATAAAAAAGTGGTTGAAGAAGGCTTTGATCCAAACTCAGACGATTATTATGCTGAGATTGATTCTAGGATGAGAAAAGAGTTTCCCCATAAATTTGATGGGGTACAGAATACAGGAGCTACAAAACCCGTCCAATCTGTAGCATCTGCCGGTCGCTCAACAGCGCAATCATCTGGACGCAAAACAGTT